ATCAGCGATCAGTTCGCACAAGGCGGCTGGGCAAACGCATTTAACGACTTTATTACTGACCTCGTGACTTTCCCATGCGCCTTTATTAAAGGGCCAATTGTCCGTCGTCAGCGTCACCTCGGCTGGGAACAAGACGAGATGGGTCGCACGGTGGTTAAACCTACCGAGCGTATTGCGCCGGAGTATGAGCGTGTTGACCCATTCCGTATTTACCCTGAGCCGGGTATTACGAATATCAACGAGGGCTACCTCTTTCAACATCACCCACTGACCCGAATGGACTTGGCTGACCTGATCGGTGTTCCGGGGTATGACGAGGATGCCATTCGTAAAATCCTTGAGATCGGTAACGGCCAATCATGGATCGGTGAAGATGTTGAACTGATTAAGAATGAGGAAGAACGCAAGTTCTACTCATACATGCGCCCAACAGAAATGTTTGATGCACTAGAGTTCTGGGGCAAAGTTAGCGGACAAATGCTGCTTGACTGGGGTATGTCAGAGGATGAAGTCCCTGACCCGGCCCAAGAATATGATGCAAACGTCTGGCTGGTTGGCGATTACGTTGTCAAGGCTGTTCTTAACTATGATCCATTAGGAGAGAAGCCTTATGCAAAAACTTCATTCATTAAGTGTCCGGGTGCTTTCTGGGGTAAAGGAATCCCTAAAATCATTGAGGATCTTCAAAACGTATGCAACGCGGCTGCGCGAGCGCTTGTCAACAATATGGGCATCTCTAGTGGCCCGCAAGTCGAAGTAAACCTAGAGCGTATTCCTCCTAACGAGGACATCACACAGATGTATCCTTGGAAGATTTGGCAGGTGATGAACGACCCCGTTGGGTCGAGCGCACCAGCCGTACGGTTTACGCAGCCTGAAGATAACGCACAGACCCTTATGGGTGTGTACGAGAAGTTCTCACGTTTGGCTGATGACCACTCAGGTGTTCCTGCATATCTGTATGGAGACTTGAATGTTCAGGGTGCTGGACGTACATCGTCTGGTTTGTCCATGCTCATGGGAGCGGCTGGCAAGGGAATCCGACAAGTAGTCATGCACATCGACGGAGATGTGATTAAACCCATTGTCCAACGCCAGTTCGTCTACAACATGCGCTATGACGAGGACGAGTCCATTAAAGGCGACGCTGAGGTTATTGCCAAAGGTGCAGTTAACCTTGCGGTCAAAGAAACCGTCAACGTACGCCGTATCGAATTCCTTAATGCAACTGCCAATCCGGTCGATATTGAGATCCTTGGCAAGGATGGTCGCGCCGCGATTCTTCGCGAAGTGGCTAAAGGTTTGCAAATGCCTCTGGATGAACTTGTTCCTTCCAAAGAGAAAAATGCTCTGGCTATGAGAGCCGCACAGACGCAGCAACAACCTGCGCCTACGCCGACACAGCCAGACGGTTCTCCTAAAGGTGGGCAAGAAGGGAATCTAGTGGCAGGTGCTGGCGGGAGGGCTGCATGATTAAGCCCGATCCAAAAGTTGTAAAGGCTCTTGGCATTGCCATGCGTCAGTATCCAGAGATTCTGGACTGGCTTAAAACATGGCGGTATCACGAGTTGGAGCAACTGCCTAGCGCCATCAACAACCCGGCACTCTTACAAGGGCGGTGTCAGGTTTTGGGTGAACTATACAAGTTCGCCAAAGAAGCCCCTGAACTAGCGGCAAAGTCCTAACTGATATGACTCGCCGTCTAATCCACGCACACCGATAGGAGCGTTTAATCATGGCACTACCAGAGCAAATTCGTAAACAGACCGAGGCAGTTCAGGAGTTGTACAAGCAACTCAATGACGATGAAAACAAGGGCAATGAGGCGACCCCTCCTGCCGATGGCGACACTTCGTCTACTGAGACTACTGCAACAAATGGATCAGCACCCAATGCCGACGAGAATTCTGCAACGAATAACGCTGCTCAACCGCAGGGGAATGAGCATACCCCCGGCGGGACAAATCCAGAAGATGACCCCAATTCTGAGACTTACGCTCAGAAATGGCGCACATTGCAAGGTATGTACAACGCTGAAGTTCCGCGTCTGCACTCGCAGAATCGTGAACTAAATAGCCGCGTACAGCAGATGGAACAATTGCTGGCATCACTGTCATCACAATCTTCTCAACCTGCACAGCAGACTCAAGTTGCCCCTTTGGTAACAGAGACTGATGTGGCTGAGTATGGTGAATCTCTTGATGTTATGCGTCGCGTAACCCGAGAAGAACTTTACCCAGTGGCCCAGAAGATTGCACAGTTGGAGCAGGTAATCCGCTCGTTGCAAACCAGTGTCGTACCTCAGGTACAGGCAGTGGCTCAGCGACAAGCACTGACTGCTGAACAACAGTTCTGGTCTGACCTTTCAAGTGCAGTCCCCAACTGGCGAGATCTTAACGATGACCACGGCTTTCAGTCATGGTTGTTGGAAGTTGATCCGCTTACTGGGATTAGCCGCCAGACCTACCTTGAGGATGCTCAACGCAGCCTTGATGTACGCCGTGTTGCTAGTTTCTTTCAGACTTGGAACGAGTTGACTGGCAAAGCCAATGTTGCTCAAAACACTCGTCGGACAGCGACTGCTTCAGAGTTGGAGCGTCAGGTTACACCGGGTCGTTCTAAGAACACCGGAGTTCCTGCGAACAACAATGGCAAGACGTATTCTCCTGATGACATCAAACTTTTCTTTAATGATGTTCGTTCGGGTAAATACCGAGGCCGTGAGGCAGAGCGTGACCGCATTGAACGCGACATTTTCGCTGCACAGCGAGACGGTCGCATAACTGTTAACGCTTGATTAGAGGAGTTTTATCATGGGATTTCCCGTAACCGCAGGCCGCCCGAATTATTCGGGTAACTTCATCCCCGAGATTTGGTCGGGCAAACTGATCGAGAATTTCTACGACGCAACTGTGTTGGCTGCTATTTCCAACACCGATTACGAAGGTGAAATTCGCAACATGGGTGACACGGTTAACATCCGTACTACCCCTGAGATCACCATCAAGACCTATGTAAAAGGTCAAACCCTGTCAGTTGAGAATCCTGACAAACCCAAACTGCAACTTGTTATCGACAAAGGCGAGTACTTTGCTTGCGTTGAGGACGATGTGGATAAGGTTCAGTCGGACATCAACCTGATGGATACTTGGTCAAAAGACGCTTCCGAGCGTATGAAGATCAAGATTGACCAGCGCGTTCTGACCGACATTTTGCCGGACATTTCTGCTGACAACAAAGGTGCGACCGCTGGTCGTATCTCCAACAACATCGACTTGGGTACGACTGGTTCGCCTATCGCCGTTACCAAGACCAACGTGTTGGAGTACCTCGTTGACATCGGTACTGTTCTTGATGAGGCAAACTGCCCAGAAGGTAACCGCTTCGTAGTTATCCCTGCCAAGATGGCCGGTATGATTAAGAAGTCTGACCTTAAGGACGCTTCCTTGACCGGTGACAGCGTGTCCATTCTTCGTAATGGTCGCCTTGGCATGATTGACCGTTTTACGGTTTACATGAGCCACAACCTCAGTGTAACTAGCGGTAAGTTCAGCATCATCGCTGGTCACAAGATGGGTTTCACTTTTGCTTCGCAAATGACCAACATGGAAACCATTCGCTCTGAGACCACCTTCGGCAACATCATCCGTGGTCTACAAGTGTATGGCTACAAAGTGGTCAAGCCTGAGGCATTGGCGCAAGGCATCATCACTCTGTAATTGACGGGGGGCTTCGGCCCCCTCTCGCAACTTTTTAGGAGAATTTGAAATGGCAACATATACCGACTCATACGGTTTTAACAAAGGCACGGCAGGATTTCGTGCTGATGGGCTGACCAAGGTAACTCGCATGGAAGTAGTTCTGGACTTTGCAAAGATTGCTGCTGCTCGTACCGCCGCTGGCGCTACTGCTTTGGCTTCTGGCGATGTTCTGGAAGTTATTCCTGTCCCAGCCAAATCGCTAGTTATGCGTGTTGGCTATGATGTAACTACGGCTGAAGGTGCTACCGCTACGTTTGATCTTGGCGATGCTTCTGATACCGATGGTTACCTCAACGATGCTGACCTGAACGCTGTTGGTTCTGGCGTGATGGCTCTGACGTTGGCTAGTGGTACGCCTAATAATGGGGGCTTCGGCCCCCTCCTTTCAAGGAGGTTATTATGGCCCGTGATGTTACTTCGATACATACAAATACCGATGCTGTACTCTATACCGGACAAATTCGGATGCTGGGTTTCTTGTATACCTCTAGCGGTGGATCTTTAGATCACGTTAAAATTTATGACGGTCTTACTGCAACAGGCCCTGTCAAGTTAGAACTTGATACTACAAAACAAGGGGTTGTAGCCTTTGGTATCCCCGAAGGTGGAATGGTATTTTCTACTGGTATCTATTGTGATATTGGTGGGGCTACTTCGGTAACCATTTTAGTTCGGGACTAATATGGCTAAAGTCATTAAAAAATCTGCAATGCCATGTAACTCTCCAAAGAGAACACCGGGGCATGCTACTAAGTCACATGTTGTAAAAGCATGCGCTAATGGGCAAGAAAAGATTATTCGCTTTGGTCAACAGGGCGTTAGTGGCGCTGGATCTAGTCCAAGCACACCAAGTGAGAAGGCGCGGCAAAAAAGTTTTAAAGCCCGCCATGCAAAGAACATAGCCAAAGGCAAGATGTCTGCGGCGTACTGGGCGGATAAAGTCAAATGGTAGCCAAGGCCAAACCAAAATCCAAAGGAAACGCAGCGGGCAACTATACAAAGCCTGAGTTGCGTAAGCGGATTGTGTCGCAGGTTAAGGCTGCGGCGGTTCAGGGTACGGCTGCTGGTCAGTGGTCAGCCCGTAAAGCGCAGTTAGTGGCTAAAAAGTACAAAGCCGCTGGCGGGGGGTACAAAGATTGAAAGCCCCACAGAAGTCCTTAAAAGACTGGACAGATCAAAAATGGCGTACCAAAAGCGGTAAGCCATCTAGTAAGACTGGTGAGCGATACTTACCAGAGGCAGCAATAAAGTCGTTGACCCCAGCAGAGTACGCTGCTACAACAAAAGCAAAGCGTGCTGGCAAATCAAAAGGTCAACAGTTTGTAAAACAGCCCGCTAAAATAGCGGCTAAGACGGCTAGATTTAGATAGGAGAATTAAATGGCACGATACCTACGCAATAAAAAAGACGGCTTTATCTATGACTGGAGTCCTATTCTGGCTGAGAACCCTCTGTGTGAGGAGATCTCCGAGGAAGAAGCCTTTCCTGAGAAGTTCGTTCCTAAAAAGCAAAAAGGCCGTAAAACTGGTTTAGTACTAGAAACTCCAGTTGAGCAAATTCCTGAAGCCCCTGCTATTGAGAATGAAGAACTCAACGCAGAAGCATCTAAGGGATTACCCGAATGATACTTAACGATGTAATCACTGAGGTTCGTCGCATCCTCCAAGACATCAACTCGCCGCAGCGTTACAGCGATGCGGTGTTGTTGGGCTTTGCCAATCAGGCATTGAAGCGGATTGCTGTCTTGCGACCCGACCTCTTTGCTTACATTGGGGAAATCCCTACCACAGCGGGGCAAGTGCTTCAGTCTACCCCGGCTGACTCCATCCGAATCATGGAGATTTTCCAAGTAAAAGATGGGACGGGGATTACTGAGACAAACCGCGAGGCTTTGGATCAAACATACCCAACATGGATGAATGATGCGGCTGGCCCCTGTGTTAACTGGATGCGGCATACCCGCAACGCCAACCGCTTCTTTATCTACCCAAAGGCCCCCGCGTCACAGATTCTCATCGGGGAATATGCACAGACGCCTCCGGTGTACAACGGGACAACAACCGTCGCTTTGTTGTCAGATGCTTATTTCCCCGTTGTGATTGATGCGACAGTCTTTATTGCTGAGTCCGTGGACAATGAGCATGTCAACTCCAACCGGGCGCAGTTGTTCCAACAGTCCTTTACTCAAGCCCTTGGCGTTAGCGCTCAGGGTCGTGTCATTACTGACACTGAGGAAGGCGGACTTGCTGACGATCAGGTGGTCTAATGGCTAATCGTGCTTTCCTCTCCATTGTTAACAGGCTATCCCCTAGTGTTCCGGGTTGCCCACAACCAATCATCCAACAATATGTTCGTGATGCTGCAATTGAGGCGTGCGAGCGCACACTTGCGTGGCGCTATGAGCAGCCTACGATCCGGCTAACTCCCGGTGTTTACGAGTATCCATACACTAACCCCCTTCAAACTGAGGTACATGCTTTCCTTACAGCGACGGTTAACAATGTACCGCTGACCCCTGTTACGTTGGAACAGTTGTATGGTATGTACCCTGATTGGCCTAACCTAGCGTTAGATAAGAGGTCTGACCCAAGGGTTATCTGCCAGTTAGACCCAGATAACTTCATTCTTGCCCCGTTGCCTGACGATTCTCAGACTTACGATGTCAAGATGATTGTGGCTCTAAAGCCGCTTCGTACGGCTACGGAGATGGATCAGAATGTGTTTGATGACCTTGAGAATGTCATTATGCACGGTGCGCTGCAACATCTTTTGGTGTTGCCGGACAAGAACTGGACTGACAGAGAACTGGCGTCTTATCACGCCAAGCAGTACCTTTACAAAACCACTGAGCGTAGAGCAAGGGCAAATATAGGCGCAGCCCGCGCCTCCATGTCCGTAGCAATGCGCCCCTTAGCGTGAGGAAATCATGGCCGTTGATGTCATCCGATTAGTTAAAGGCGACGAAAAGCCAGTTATTGTCCTCACGTTGACAGATGACATCACTGGTACAGCAATTGATCTGTCTGCTGCTACGACTACTGTAACTGTAAAGTTCCGTGAGGCTGGCACTACTACGGTTCTTTCTACAATATCTTGTTCCAAACTTAGTGGCGGAACTACTGGGCAGGTGCAGTTTGGATTTACTGGTGGGGTACTAGATGTTGACCCCGGCATGTACGAAGGCGAGATTGCTATCGACTTTAATGGGCAAGTACAAACTGTGTTTGATACCTTGCGGTTTACAGTAAGAGCAAACTTCTAATGGCAAATATCCGGGTAGCCTACGCCCTTTCGTCGATACTGTTAGCCACCCCAGCGGCGGCCACAATATCTGCGTCTGTGGATACCTACTCGGTATCGGCTGCTGCACGCCCAGAAACAATCATTAGGGCTTCGGCGTTTGTTGTGCCGATGGAGTACCTTGAAGAACAGACAGTCACAATGTCTGATTTCCGCACGTTCTCAATAGACAAGGTACTAATAGATGTAGTCACCATAACGGATACCAACAATGTGTCGTTTGATATTACGGCGACTGCTGTTGATTCGGTAGCCATTGTAGAAAACAGTATCAAGATCTTTAGTGGCACGATTGACTTTGATCCGTCAGATCCTGACACCGATCCAGACCCAATTAACATTGCTGACGCAGATGCTAAAGTAATAGGGAAAACCCTTACAGAAGCAACAACGGCTGCGGATACAGATGTTAAAACCGTTGATAAAGTGTCGGCGGATGCAGTAACTTCTACTGATACCATCAACCAGAAAGATGTTGATAAGAGTTTAACTGATACGACGGCCGCAGCCGATACGATCAATCAGTTTAATACGTCTAAAGTTGTTGCTGATAGTGCAACCATAACTGACGCGGCGGCGAAGGAACTTACTCGCCCTGATGTGGCTGATACGACCACTGTTGCTGACGACTCCTCGCGCCAGCCGGGGCTGGGTAAGACCGACAGCGTAACTGCTGCTGATAGTTTTGGCCCCTTTAACATTGGCAAGAACCCATCAGATTCAGTAACGGCCTCTGAGGCTATTGGGCCATTTACGATAGGCCAAGCGCTGTCAGACTCTGTGACCATGACCGATGTGGTCGTTAAGACCCCGGCCTATGTATTCGACTATGACACGGTAGATGCTGATGCTGATCCTGACCCTGTAACTGTCACCGAGGTGATGGCTAAGGACTTTACAAGACCTAACATTACAGATACAGCATCGGTTACAGACGCAGCCGCTAAAGATGTTACTCGCCCAGATGTGGCTGATTCGGTCACAGGAACTGATAGTCCGGTGTTTAGTACTGCCAAAGTCTTGACTGACTCAGTAACTGGCTCTGAGGCAATTGTTCTTAGCCCCGTAAAAGTACTAACAGATTCTGCAACTGCAACCGATGCGGTCAATACCTTTGCCATTGGAAAGTATGTAACTGACTCGATTACAGCAACAGACGCTATCAATCTTTTCAGCATATCTAAGGTATTGGCTGATTCCGTAACAATGGCAGAGTCCATATCGACTACGCTTGTTCTTGGTCAGACCACGCCAATTTGCCCAGACTATGTTTCGATGGCAGATGGCAATGGATTTGTATTCCACCGATTTAGAACTATTGTAGAAGACTATACGGAGGTGTTAGGTAACGGCATGTTCAATGCCGAGTACATCCAAGGTTCTTCTGATAGTGTTGCTTACGAGAATTACACCGGCCTTATCGGTGGCCCCGGACTACTGCTCACTGCTCCGTTAATTAGCGGTGAATTTATCACTTACGCTGATACCAGCGGCGCTGGATTAGT